CGTATTCATCATAACGCCCGTATCAACAAGGGCTGCTCCTGCTGGCGCTCCATTAAAGGGAGGGTAGTCCATCATTGACTCAAGATCCCCAACAAGCCCAGCTCCAGCTGACACCAATCTACTAGCATCCCGACAAACACCTTTATATCGCGTGCTGCCCCTCATTCCAACAAACATCATCCCATAGTGCATAATCCAAGTCCAGTTCGGAGTCGCTCCTATTCCACTCCCAATATCAACTACGGGAGTTGCAGCATACAACGTCTCAGCCGGAGGAGGGTACAAATGCGGATATTGATAAAATCCTGAAGGAGTGCTGGAAAAAATATCAATCAGAGAGAACTTTTGGAAAAAAGGTCTCACCGACTTAAAATCTTCACCAAACAACACCTCCATAACAGGATAATCTGGTACCGTTGTAGGCACCAAAGATATCATCTCCTCAACTTCACCCTCATCATCACCAACAGCCCCCTGCATTTGGAAGTACCTTGACAATGGAAACACTCCCGAGCTACCAGGCTCCAACAATTGCTTCGAAATGATCGGCTGTCCAAACTTCATATCTGGAGCGGCCCTCGCCATAACAATCACACGAACTGGAGCAACTCCTCCTACAGCCTGCAACTGATTTGCCACCCGTAACTGAATAACACCATTAATCTCCCTAGTGTTATTCGACCAGCCAGCCTGCGAACACAACCCTGAGTAATTTTGCAATGCACTCTTCGGGTTATTGTATCCAACAGACACATGAAACTCACTAGCAGCCGTCACATCAAAAATGGCATTCAACAACACATTCGTAGGATCCCTCCCAGCCAAATTGTTGTTATACGGGTTCCAAATCATCTGCAACATCCCTCTATGATACACACTCACCGGTATCAGAATCCTGTACTCCATGCCTCCACGCCAAAAAGCAAATGGCATTCCTATATATCCAGCGACAATGGGATAATAGGCACCCAACACACTCTGACAATAATAAGGCGTAACCGGCCATGTCCTCAAAATCGTCCCAACAGCATCAGTCGTCGCCCACTCAAACGTATCAACAATAGTCCACCTAGGATAAAGCTCACTCAGAGCACAAGGATCAATCTCATCTCCTCCTCCAACACGTGGATCAATCGTCGTTGAATTCGAATTAAACAACGCCGCTATCTCAGACGAATCGGCCCCATCAACGGTCGCCACATTCGTGATACCTCGCACGACCACAGCCATAGGCTCCAAGGGCTTCGACTCTTTTGTAAACCCAAACATCTCAGCCATACTTGCCACTGACGCCGCTCCAGCCGCAATCGCCAAACCAAGAGGCGCCAAGACAGGCGCAACAGCAGATATGCCAGCGGCCGCTCCAGCAACAATCTTCGCAGTCTTTGAAACCGCTTTCGACTCCTGCAAGCTTTTCATCCTTGACATCATGTCTCCTCCGCCATCTCCTCCTTTCTTCCCCTGGAGCACGGGCATACTCAACACGTAATCCTCCTTAAAACGCGCATAAATATTATACGTCCCAGCTATCACATCCGTATTCATGGCATTACGCAATGGCTGTAAAGGCCACAAACACAACACCCAAGGAGGTCCCACTATATCCGCCGCATACCCAGTCGTCAAACTGTAGGCATCGTAAGCATAAACAAAAGGTAACGATAACTTCACATTAGAACTCTGCGTCAAATCAATGATAGCATGAAGATCTTGCGTTGCTGTCCAACAATTGTTTGATGCTAATCCATTCACCTCAAAGGTCGCATCCGTAGGAACACCTCCCTGGCACAAAGCTTGCAACAAGTACGCTCCATAAGCATTAGACGGCGTAGTAACCGTCATAACTATCTCCAGCGTTCCTCTAATCCATCCAAACTCCTTCACTTTAGCTGCGTTAAAAGCATTCGCTAAAAATAAAGCATAAGGAACAATGGCACCCAACAAGTCGAAATAACTCGTATCAGTAGCCTGCAACACTCCCGTTGCTATCAACGTATCACGACAAAGATACCCAGATAGGGTCTGGGCCGCCATAGCCCTCCTAAACTCTGCTTCTTCCATATCAGGGTAAGACATCTCAACCACTTCTCCAGCGGTAGAAATCTCACCCACATCATGCACCATCACGCCACCCGTCACATGGGACGGTTCAACTATTCCTTGGGAAACTGACATCGGACAAATAGTCCGGGGCGCACTCTATGATCAAAAACCACAGTGTGCAGTACACAAGCCCCAAATACCCCTCTGTGAGCATTCGACTTGTCACCGTATTATCAGCCGCGGCCGGCATCTCAACTTCAGGCAATCCAGCCCAACCACCATGATCATAGGCATAGAAAGCACCTTCATCACCATATTCAATGTACATCATTTCTGGCACCAACAAAGACTCATCCAACAAAGGATTAATCCGCCGATACACTCTCTCACAGTCAGTACATCCTTGCATACGAAACAAGGCACTCCTATCTCCAACAATCCAAGTTGGATACTCATCCTTCTGATAAAGATCATGAAGCTCACCATAGCTCCTTAATTTTAAAAGAACACTCTTATCCAACTCAAACTTCCTCGCGCTCTCTTCAATCAAAATCATCCATTGATCAAAAATCGCCTTCCCATGAAAATACAGTTCGCTATTCACATTGGTCAGCAACACCGCAGCATGATCTATCAAAGACAGATCACTGCGCTTACAACAAACCAACATTTTCACCAAACTCTTAAGCTCCAAACGAGCTTTCCATCGTCCATTCTCATCACAGGAAAATCTTCTCTTCAAGAAAGACACCTGAGTGACTCTCTTCCATGACACATACTCGTTCGCGATCTTGTCCGCAGTGGTGTATACGTGCCCTATCTCAGACATATACTTCACCAACACATGGTGATTTAACCAATAACACCACGACACAACCGCATACCAATTGTCATCACCAAGGACAACCAATCCAACAGCTGAGCGAAACTTCACAACATTACGCACGCACTTCTCACGCGCTGAAGCATAATAGCAATACCGAAAACTCAAAGAATTGTTAATTCCATTCGAATCCAGTGTCACTATAACTCCAGAAGGGTTCATAAAAGAGACAAGAAAAATGTCATTCTTTATAAACCTCAGCGTAAAAATCGAGCCAAGTAATAACAAAGCGCCCCGTTGGGCATCTCGATCACTAAAACCCGCACACGCAAACATTCGCTTCCACACTCGCAACTCCGCAAAACGCAACACAGTTGACTGGTGCAAATCAAAACCTTTATAATCACCATCACCATGTCTATCCTCAGAGTAGTACAACATGTGCTCAATCAATAAGTCCAACTGCACAGAATTCATATTCAATCCAGCAGCGCTCTCAAAGAAATCACGATGCGCTCTCATAAACAACACTATAGATGCAACGTACTTCTTCAACCAAAAGTTAAAAGCTCCAGGCAGCGTATTGAAAACACGCACATTCCTAGCATCAGCTTTCTCTTCACTAATGGGCTCATCCTTCAATGAATGCACACACATCGGAACAAACACGTTCCCCGAATCCAAAACAGCACCAATCTCATCAACTTGACGCTGCACATCAGGATGCACAAACACCTCCTTCGTATCGTGATTAAACTCCAGGTACCCACTCTTCTTTTTAAAGAAAGGGGCTCCCATCGAAGTTTTCAGATTAGTAGAGTTGATACCAGCACCCTCAACGCCATACCAGCTCTCATAATCAGAAAGAACACGAACAGACTCCCAACCTGAGAGCTGATCCATCCCATCACAATAATCATCAACAGCAAGATTCCATATCTCCTCATCAGAGTGTTTGTTCACCATTCCCTTCAAATTGAGAACATAGGGATCGATCCACTCAGGACCTGAAACTCCCTCAACCATCTTCCCAGAAAAAACAGGGGGAACAAAGTAATTCTTCTTCCCACAAACACTCTCCTCCAAACATCGGAAATCATCTGCCATCAAAGTAGGGGCACACCCAGTCTTCAATGTAGATAATGGAAACGGAGGACTCAAAGTCCCAAGGACTGACACACAGTCAACTCCTGCCGAAATTCCAGCCCACAAAGAAGATTTCTCAACCAATGGCTTCAAAACAACATCAATATTCGGATCCTCTCTTCTCAAAGCATCTCCTTGTACCGATCCAAAAACCAAATTAGGCGGTACCAACACGAGAGTCTTCAACTCCTCAACGCATCTTCCCAATTCCATTTGAGTCAATTCCTCACCAACTTGCAAGGTATTAAACCCCAAGGAGGTTAAGA